TATAGTGATAAGTATCATAAGCCAGAATTTTATCAAGAAACTGGGTCATGAACAACTTAATCAAATTTGTCTCTAATAAGGCTGATTTAACAGATAAATCTGCATCTGTTCCATCTCCTATAATTAAGACTATTCCAGAGTGGTATAGGAAAGCAGACAGATTTGCTAAAAAGTTAGATGGCACATTTTGGAAGGGACCAGATAATGGAAAAGTCCCTACTTGGAAAGCATGTCCAGCAATTTTTGATATTATGGGTACAGGCTATACACTAAAAACTCCATGTGATATAGAGTTTATAGAAAAAGATTCTAAAACTCTTACAGTCACAATCTCTGATGCACGATATAAAGAGTTTTGTACCCCAAGACAAAAAATGCCTCAGTTTGAACATCCTGAAGGATATCATCATGGTCACTTTGCGTGGTTTCCAGATTGGGGTGTTGAGACTCCAGAGGGCTATAGCGTATTGTATTCGCAACCATTTAATAGGTTTGAACTACCGTTCTTAACTACATCTGGAATCATAGATAATGATACAGTTAACCTTCTTGGATCAATGCCATTCTTTATAAGAAAAGGTTTTTCTGGGGTGGTTCCAGCAGGTACGCCATTTGTACAGTTAATACCTTTTAAAAGAGAAGACTGGTCATCTGAGATTATTATCGAAGATGAAAATATGATATATGAGAAAAATAGAACAAACTCTATGAAGTATAGAGTGCCTGATGGCGGAGTATATAAAAACAAAGTATGGAAACCTAGGAGGTATGAATAATGAATGTTTACGACGAAAATGATAATCACTGGTTTACAAAAGATAGATCAGAAACTACATCAACCAGAGTTGGTAGATCACTTAATGGGAATATCACTGTTGAGAACCCAGGTCTTGGGTTAAATATATATAGAAACACATTTTCTTCTGAAGATGCAAAAAGATATATAGATACACTTGAGTCAAACTTGTCACAAAACAAAAAGTATAACTGGTCAGAAGCAAAAGTTACCAATTCTGATGTTGCAATTAAAAAAGCAAGAGATTGTGTAGATTTTAAATACAAGCAAGAAAACTTAGGGCCAAGAGACGAAACAAATGCAGAACTTATAGACTTGCATCAAGAGATATACGAAAAACTAAAGATGTGCATAGATGACTATGCAAGATATTGGGGAATAGAAGTTGTTTATTACGAAGCCTTTAACTTTGTAAAGTATGAAGGAGAAGGAACACACTTTAATATTCATGCTGATCACGGTCCAGCATATAACTGTACAGTTTCTGCTGTTATATATATTAACGATGATTATGAAGGTGGAGAAATTAAGTTCCCAAGACTAGACAACTATGTTCATACGCCAAGAGTTGGAGATATAGCAGTATTTCCTTCAAACTATATTTATGAACATGCATCTCTTCCAATGAAGTCAGGAACAAAGTACTGTGTTGTAATTATGACTGACATAAATAAGTTAGGGCATAGAGATCATCAATGATTAATTTATCCGTTGAAAAAATGATGGGATGCCCAGTTGTGATTTCACCAATGTCTATTAAAAGAGATTGGATGGATGAAACTCCACAGGGTCATGCCTATAGATGCTTTCCAGTAGGACAGGCAAATATGGTTGGCTGGAGTCTTTCATGCACAGAGGATATTCGTTTTATTTGGAACGGAGTAAATGATACAAGTTCGGAAACAATTAAAATTTTGGATGAGAAACAGTACTTATACACTGGTCGTGGGCAATCTACGATAAGTTTTAGTACTGGGCTAGTATTTAGATCAGAAGAAGATATTAGTTTGCTTACTATTAATCCTGTAAATTCTTTTAATCCAGACTTTGAAACAATGTCATCGCTGATTAGTACATCTTTTTATGATAATCCAATTCCCCTAGCAATTAAAGCAAGGGTGCCAAATAAAGAGGTTTTGATAGAGGCAGGAACAGTTATTGCTACTGTAATTCCAATATCTTTGACAATGCTAAATAATACTGCTATTAATCTTGTTGACTATTCTGACATTGACCAAAAGCGCCAAAAATCCAATAGAGAGTATGGCGAGGCAGCACAGGTTATCAATCAGACTGGAAAATGGACTGACTGGTATAGAGATGCCGTAAATGAAAAGGGAGAGTCGGTTGGTCGACATGAAGCAAAAACGTTAAAGTTGTCCGTTATAGATAATACATCCTTTCAGAACAACTACATTCTAGAGAAAAAAGAGATATAATGTTATGATGAATACTAATGAAGAAATGAAAGTTGTCAAAAGAACAGCATCCTTAACCCCATCTGGATTTTTTGGTAGTAGTCCAGACATGATCGTTGAATTAGAAAACTTTATGACTCAAGAAGAAATTGATTTTCTGGAGAAGGCTGCAAAGTCTTTAACAATATGGGATGTGACTGAAAGTCATGTAAATGAAAATGGAACTGTTGTATATGATGCTTCATATTGGAAAGATCGTGTTGCAACACAGCCTTCCTTAGATAAAAATGATCCAGCAATCTCTCCAGTAATCGCAGGTCTGTTTAAAAGACTTCAGCCAATTGTGGAAGAGTTTTACAAAGTCAAGGTAGTACCAACTGGAACAACAATTGTTAAATGGCTTCCAGGACAATTACAAAATCCACATGCAGACAAGGAACTTCACGAAGGTCCAGATGCTGGCACACCTAATGATTTTCCTAACTACGATCTTTCAAGTTTGTTCTATTTAAACGATGATTACGAAGGTGGAGAACTATACTTTCCATTGCAGGGTGTACAGTTTAAGCCAAAGAAAGGCGCTGCATACTTTTTCCCAGGGGATAAAAACTATATTCATGGAGTCACAGAGATAAAGAGTGGCCTCAGATTTACATGCCCATTCTTTTGGGAAATTACAGAGCATACAGGTGATAGAAAGCCATGACAGAAAGAGTTTTAGAGTCAATTGAGATATATCCTCATATTCGTGTATATAAGAATATGTTTAAGGATATATCAAAGTCCTATAAGATTTTAACAGATTCTTTAGTTGAAACAGAGGACAGAGTTTTTAGTCCTTGGACACAATGGAGTATTTTTGGAGAGTATCTAGATCCAATAACACCAAGTTTTCGTATGAATGACGATTATGGAAATTTAAAAGAAATTGAAACTAATACACCAACTCAAGAAGATCAAAAAAACTTTGGCATAGAAATGATGGAAAACTTTCATTTAGTTACAAGAGACTACATTAAAATGTATAACATAGATGTAGATTTTGATGCAACATTTATTGATGAGCATAACTATCCTCTTCCTGTGTGGAGATGGTCTGGAGGAACAATTGGAAAATACCATATAAGTAATGAAACCCAAAAACATGGAATGAGATATCATTCAGACTACATGCCAGAGCAGGCAGATGCTCCAGGATATAAATTTGTAATAACCTGTACTATTTATTTTAACGATGACTATGAAGGAGGGGAAGTTGATTTTGTGATGGGTGACAAACTTGTAAAATATAAGCCAGAAGCAGGAGATCTTTTAGTTTTCCCATCAGGTCATCCAGAGTATTTAACAGAAGATGGAAAGCCATACCTGCATGGTGTAATGCCATCTTATAATAAAAATAAATATTTAGCAAGAATGTATTGGCAAAAATATCAAACAGGAACAGATCAGTGGTATGAAAACGAACAAAAGTTTGGAAAAGAAACTTGGGCAAAAATGCAGCCAAGACTAGAACAAACATTTAGAGAACAACATCCACAAAGAAACGAAATAAAAAATGGAGTGAGAATAATATGAACCTAAGTAATAAGAAGAGAATTACTAAAGATATAGTAGTTTATGAAAATTTTCTCAGTGATGAAGACTGTCAAAAAATGATTAATGCACTAGACTCACAGGCAGAAAATGGAAAAATCTCCTGGATGCCAATATCTTTTTATGAATCATATTCCTCTGTTTTGCCACAAGATAATGACCAAGAAGTAATTGATGCTGGTCTGTCACCAACAATATTTTCAGATATTGAAAATATTATGCCAGAAGCCATTGCATCAGTTCACGACCTAGATCCAAAAACAATTTGTAAAATTGGGTACCACACACAAAAGTGGGAGCCTGGAGCATACGCAAGAGTTCATTCAGACAACACTGATGAAAAAGGGAACTCTGGAGCATTTACAAGAAGTAGATATGCAGGGTTTTTATATTTAAATAATAATTTTGAAGGTGGTCTTCTTAGGTTCCCAGATCAAGATATAGAAATTCAACCAAAAACTGGAATGCTTGCTGTTTTTGACGGGGGATTTAACAACATGCATGAAGTAACAATGATTACCAGTGGTGTAAGATACACAATTGGCTCTTTCTGGGATGATCGTGAAGAGGATGCCTATCCAGAAGAACTTAGAGCACAGTGGAAAGAAGAAATGCAAAAGATTAGAGATGCTCAAAAGGTTGAAAAAGAAGAGTGGCAAAAACTTCTAAAAGATGGATATAAATTAGATATTAATGGCAAACCATATAAGGTTGAGGAGTTGTCATAAATGGAAACTTTTCTAAAAAAGCAATTAGAAGATGACGGGTTTATAGTTCAAGAGCCAGTAAGTCAAGTCATTGTCGTAGAAGATTTTTTGTCTAAAGATGAATTAGATTCTTTGCACAACATTATTAACAACCTGTCAGAAGATGACTGGATGATAGAGTATACAAAAAATCTTAAAAGGTTTTGTATGGAGAAGTTTGGAAGAGACGATGTTGAAAATCTTGTTGCTGAAGGAAAGTTTGAAATAACTCAGGGCTGGCAAGACAAAAACTATGATCTTAAATCAGAGCCAATTACTAGAAATGTTATAGAAAGATTAGATAATTTAGTTGCATTGGTGGATCCAAAACTAGAGGCTAGTGGGCTAAAGACTTTTCAAAGAATGCAGGATGGAGTTGAGTTAAAGGCTCATACAGACCAGCACACAGATCCATCAATTAATTATGCAACCATTATATATTTAAATGATAACTATAATGGAGGTGAACTATTTTTTAGTAATAAGGATTTACAATTAAAGCCAAAACCAGGATCTTTGGTAATTTTCCCTGGTACAGATGAATTTAATCATGGAGTAAGACATGTAGAGCCAGGACCAATAAGATATGTTCTGGTTGGATTTATAAAGGTTAGAAATTTTTATGAAAAGAACAAATACTAGGAGAGTGGAGACAAAATGAATAAGCAGATACTAGAAGAAAAGATTTATTACTATGAAGATGGTGTTAAGAATTTTGAAACACTCATGAAGACTATTGATGAACTTGATGCCCTTGACAAAGAATATGGAAAAGAGTCTTGGTTAGATTGGACAGCATCAAACGATAAGAACTTTATTTATGGAAAAACAAAAAGTTTTGACATCGAACAAATTAATAATATAACTTTAGATCTAGACTATAAAGAAAAAATGAAATATGTATACAACACCATTATGGAGTCTTTCCATGAGGTTTGTTCAGACTATGCCAAGTCAATTGGTGACAACGATGAGCCACGACTATTCCCAACCTTTAATATAAAAAAGTATAGGTCTGGAATTGGGATGGGATCTCACTTTGATCAATTAGATGGAGATAGAACTCTTAGGTACTCTCTTGTCATGTATTTAAATGATGATTTTGATGGAGGAGAAATATCTTTTGCTCTGTCAGATTATGAAGATGTTAAAAAAGTTGCCTCTCCAGACCTAGATTATGATATTGCAGTAGATAAAAATCAAATACAGATTGGGCTAAAGCCAAAAGCAGGAAGCGTAATAATCTTCCCATCATCAGCGCCATATTATCATACAGCGCATGTTGTTAAGACCAATTTTAAGTATATGGTTCCTGGACACTGGATACATAACGATATGCCACTACACCAGTCATCTATGTAGTTCTTAGTTTATGAAAACAGCAATAGTAACTGGAGCAAGCAGGGGTGTTGGAAGAGCAACTGTCAAACTTTTGTCAAAAAATGGTTATAGGGTTATTGCGGTATCCAGGGATTTAGAAAGAATGCATGATTTAATATCTGAAAATGTTGAAATATATCAACTTGATATAACAAACTCATCAGAAATTAAAAGTTTTTTTGAAAATTATAAAGACATTACTCTAGACATTCTTGTTAATAATGCTGGAGGGGGAGCAAGTCCTACACATATTATTAATGAAACCCCTGAAAATTTTAGGACAGCCTACGACATCAATGTAACTGGCCCAATGTACATATCTCAATTATTTGTTCCTTGTCTACAAAAGTCAACTTCGCCAACTATTGTATTTGTAACTTCAATAGGAGGAAATGTTCCCTATCACGGTGGCGGAAACTATACAAATGCCAAAAGAGGAGAAATAGGTCTTATTGAAACGATGAGGCTTGAGTTCCCACTATATGGAATAAAAATAACAGAAGTTTGTCCAGGAACTATTGATACCCAAGAAGAAAAAAAGGACAATGCTCTGAGTGCTGAAGACTTGGCTGAATCTATACTTTGGGTCTCTTCTTTGCCAAGTCACTTTAATGTCAATAGTCTCAACATTAGTCATATTAATAATTCAGTTTTTAGATAAAAAAAATACCCCCTAATTAAAGGGGGTATTCCTTTATAAATTACTTTGGAAACTTTTGCATCCAGGCTTTAGTCCTTGGAGTAATACCTTTCCAAGCAGACCAGTCATCTCCACCATTTGTCATATAGTATGCAATCTCTGCATTCTTAACAGGGTTAAAAAGTTCTGCATTTGAATCAAGATCAAACTTGGTTCTGCGATCTGGACCAAGGTGATCAAGCATGTTTATCTGAAATACCCCATAAGAAGAATCGCCTGTTCTGTGATTACCGTTATATGCCAAAGGTCGCCCATTAGACTCCTTCTTAGCAACAGCCCAAGCAACCACCAAGTCCCTACCCTCAAACCCAACTAAAGACAACAGGGTTTTTAGTTCTGTATCTGTCAAATTTGTCTTATTTTCAAAACGCTCTAATATTTTTACCTTAGAAACCAAAAAAGCCGACTTGGGGTCGGCAGGCTGAACTTCTAACGATTTACTTATTAAATTATTGTCAGTTGAAAAATCATCAGCATTAGCGATATTGCTAACGGGTGCCAACATTCCAACCAAAGATAGGATTCCAATCCAAGCCATCTTGTCTCTTCTCATAAAATATACCTCCTAGAGAACAATTGCTACCGTCTGGTAGCATAGTTCAAGTATAACATGTTTTTGCCCTAAAAGGCAACTTTTTGTAATATTTTTTTATTTTATTTATTTTGCGGGATTCAAGTGGTATAATAGAAAGACTATGGCTACAGGCTCAACTACAGCGTATGATTTACCATATCCTCTAATAACTGATCCAGTTAATGTACATGAGGATGTGCAGTCACTGGCTGAACAAATTGAATTAGTTCTAGTAAGTTTTGGACTATCGACGCATACGATAGAAGTTAAAAATGTAAGCGGAGCAAGTATAACAAAAGGAGATCCAGTTTATGTAACTGGATTTAATGGAAAAACAACTGTTGCAAAATCACAATCAAGCAATCTAGATACATTGCCATTTATTGGATTGGCCCAGTCAACCATGGCTAACAATTCAGAAGGCGTTGTAGTAATATCTGGTGTATTTAGTAATATAAATACAACATCATACTCTAATGGTGACATATTGTATTTAGGAGCCTCTGGAGGCCTAACAGCAACACAGCCAGTATCTGGCTCTGGAGCAGTAGCAGTTGTTGCCAAGTCTGGTTCTGCTGGAATTTTGATTGTTGGACAGGTAAAAGGCAATGGCACTTGGGGATCACTGAAAGCAGGTTTATCATAATGGCTACTTATAGAGGACAAGAATCAAAGAGTTCTTACGATGTTGGATTACGACCACCAATGGTAAGTTGGACGGTAGTTAAAGGCGACACAGCAGCATTTAGAGTTTATACAACTGATGACAATAAAG